GACTTGTTTTGTCTCTAGGACGTTGCCTTTTTTGTTTACATCTTTAGCGGCTTGGTCTTTGTAGAGTAGCAGAGTCACGACCGTTTCATTTCGGTCAACGTGGGTGGTTATTTGGATAATGCGCCAATAATCGGCGATATATCCTTTGTGCTCTTTCTCTTTTTTTATTGCCATGATTTTACTCCTTAGCTTGATGCCATAAAGCCGAATGATATTAATATGTCACGTATTTCTATATTTGTTGGACTTGCTATGTATGCATGCTGCGCTTGCGGAGTTTTGTTGCTCATTGCAAAATCACCAAAAACTTTCAGTGACCCCGCAGATACAACCACATTCTGCGAGCTGTCCACTCGAAGACCTTGAATGCCGCCAGTATAAAGCGAGATAGTATTCCCTGCCCCCACGATGTACATGTCGGTTGTCCATTGGTATCGCTTGCTCGGAGGGATTCTAAGATTAAAATTAGAATCAACATAAACCTGTTTCACCCCGCTAGAATTAGCCGCAAGCACGTTTGTATCGGCTGTCTGTGTGCTGTGTGCCTGTGTCCAGCGTTGTACTTCGTCACTGCTACCAATGACGCGCTCTTGTCCCGTAAAATCTCCACCCGTGCTAGGCACAAAATCCAACGCAGTCGCCGCTCCCGCCGCTGTAGAATACCCGCCACCGTTGGCAAGCGGTAAAATGCCCTGCACATCAGTGGTTAGGTCAATTTGCTCTAGCGTGATTTCTTGACCGTTTATGGATAGATAATCGGCGACTGCGGTATCTAGAGTTACCGCATCGTGTCCGCTAACCGAACTACCTCCCCCGCGTGCCTGTGTCAGGTCGAGGTATAGACTGCCGTCATCAAGCGCGACCAATGCACCTGTGCGCTTTACTATCCACGCGCGAAGCCATGTGATTTCCGAACTAGGCAGTCCGTCTGTGACCATCTTCTGTATTTCTGTGTAGATTGCCTCTCGTGCATTGCTTCGTGACGAGTAGGCATTTTGGCTCATCAGTTTTGCGATTCCGTTAGGTGTCTCAATTTGGAAACCAATATAGTAGTCAGAGGATGACGTGCCCTCTTTCCATATCCAATTCGTTCCGTCCCATTGATTGTATGAGTAGTAGGTATCTCCGCTTTCTTTATAGCCTACATTTAGGTCTGCCGCTGTTGTTCTCCAGTACCCGTTCGCTCCCCATCTGTATAGCCATTTATGCCCAGTGGTATTCGCTGTTATTATGTGGGGGATGTCCTCATCATAATACAAACTGGTATCTGTCCCCGTGTAGGTTGTACCGCCATTAGACAATCCATTTATCCCACCGCCGAACGAGTGCCTTGCGCCAGCGGTCATGTGAATTGATTCGTGGGTTGCCCCGCTCATGTCCTTGCCGTGCATTTCGTCTTCGTTGAACATGTCCGCACTTGGAAAATCTGCGTTCCAGTATTTCTGCGAAACTATTGCGTAGGTGTTAAACATCGCACTCGTAACGTCAGCATCTAGTATATATTGCAAAACGCCGTCTTCATCGTAATAAAAATAATACAACCCACTTATGTCGGGAATAACGATTGTATCTGTAGATGTTTTTATCTTTTTTGTATTGGCAGACCAAAAATGGAAACTTGACGAACCACTCTTTACGGATACAGAAAGCGTGCGGATGGTGTAGTCGAAAGTCGCGTCCGGCATAGTCGCAGGCTTCAGACGGTCAAATCCGTTGTAGTCTGATTTTTCGGCAAGCTCTTCAAGCGCATCTTCCGCGTTATCAGAATTGAATAAATCATCACTATCTGCTACTGTCACATCATCAGCGGCGAGACTTGACACCGTAGCGGCTATCCAGACCGCCGCTCCTACTGTGGCATCGTTGAGCGTGTAGATTTTTTTACCTACATCATCCTGCCAAATGTCGGTTTTAATGTAGCCACTATCGCTATCATCGTCTACGGTTGGCGCAGTAGATTTTACAAAAACGCGGGGAATAATGCCGTCCACATTGTCGCTATTTTTGTAGTGCAAAAGTAAGTCTTCCAAGCTAGGGTATAGATGATTTTTATTATCGTCCGTTGGCTCTGCTTGAGCGTTCATTTTTAGCTGTGCCATTATATTATCTCCAATACGCTATCGCCTTCTAAAGTCAAGGCATAATCGGCTAAATCAAAATACTCAGAAACTATGAGGTTTTCTGTGTCGGCGATAGTTACATCATTACCTAACACTCTGCTATTTTGTTTTTGGTCGGCTGTGCCCCCGTTAGAGCCAGAAAATCGCAAATCTTTTACATCGCTCCATATTTTAGTCTCGACCAATTCCAACTGCCCAGACCAAATCCGCACCGCCGCAATTGCTTGCGCCCCGCTTGTGGGTGATGGAATATCGCTATAATCCAAGTCAGCGAAACTAACATCTACTCCATCCACCACATTGATTATACCTGAATCGCTAATCTCTAATAGGATATATTTTGCGTAAACGCCGTAGTTTTCTAAAGAGCGATAACCTGACAAATCAAGCGTCTGCGTGTCGAACAGGTCAAAGCCCGAAGCGGTCTTTACGATATTTTTATAAATCCTTACAACCATCCCGCCTATTGCGGCAACTCGAAGCGGCATAATTTGGCGGGATTGAATGGGTGTCCAATCATCATTGGGGTAGGTGTGGCTTTCTCTGTGCGGTGGGTTTCTGTATGCGGTTACGTTATCTTCGTTGTATCGTGGACGTGATGGAATCTCTCCTAAAACTTGCAGAAAATTAGGCTCGCTGGGGGTCTTCCCTACCCACACGCTCATATCTAATGATACGGCTTTTTTATTATAAATCTGCGTAGTTACGCCGCTAATTCTAACGTAGATATAATTTGCCCTGTTCGGGACGTTTATAGCGTGAGCATCGTTGCCAACGATAGCGGGTATCGGCGTAAATATAGATTGTTTTTCATCGAATCGCTTTACTAGCGCATCTCTCAATAAATTATTCATTCTAACACCGTGTCCTTGTCACAGATATTGAATATCTCTACCTTTCTGTATTCTATCTTATGCTCTGCAATTGGGGCAATTCTGACTATAAACTGCAAATCATCGTCACTCCCGAACCATGCTCTAAATTCAGCTTTTATTCCCGAACCCGTGTTAGGCGATACGTATAGATAAACCCCTTCATACGTACCTTCCCATTCATGCTCATTTGCTTGCGCTTCTCCGAGATATAACGCAAGAGCATTACCGCCTATTCCGATAATGTTGAATCTCATCCGCAGCGCAACCTCTGTATAAAGCAGATTCGGGTTGAATACAATCGAGTAATAAATGTCAAAGTAACCCTCTGTTATTGTGGTCAAAAAATTTGCTTCTTGAATGAACTGTATAAGAGACGGTGAACCAACGCTTCGCAATTCCGCAATGCCTAAGCCCAAATAGTCGCCGCCATAATCTACGGTTTCTTCTGTTGTTATCGTAACGGTTGCGCCTGTCGACGCTGTCATATCTATATCACAATTAGGATAATCAAAATCGCCTGCCGAATCTTGTTCTAAACTGATTCTTATAGCTACAATCGGTGTGCTATTCGATAGCCCGCTAAAAGTAAATTCTCGCACTTCGGGATTGTATGGGTCAATAGCGACTTTTGCGGCAGTTGCTAAAATCATTCCGTTTCCGTCTATTGCATAGACGTTATACCAGCTACTATCAATTGTATCGTCAATGTATTTCTCATTTACCACACTCCACTCTAGCCAATTGGCGGTGATTCTAACATAGCTTGTATAGTCGTGGCTACTTGCCCGAAGCACACAGGCAAAGATGCCATATTTGTTATTATCAGGCTCATTTGATTTTTGCGTTCCGCTAATGTGCAAATCAAATCCGCCGTTTTCAGGCATTGCGGGTAAGCAGGTATCTGGCAGAATAGGCAAGTCTGGTATCCACTCAGGCAGGTCAATCAACCCAATGTCAGGCAAATCGCCAAAATCAGGCAAGGGTAACATGTTATTAATTGGCGTTTGTGGGCGTTCATAAGTCACTGACAAGCCTTCCAGCGTTTCGGCTTCATGGTCAATATCGGTTGTCAATACGCCCGTTTTCGGGTCATGTGATATTGTGATTCGTCTTGGTATTATCCGCTTCTCAGTCCAAACTATGCCGCGTTCCGTATCGCCCGCTTCAATCGTCAGAGTATTATATTGCACGGGTGCAATATCACTCATGCGCAAGTTCCCCGCCATTTTTACGCGAACATTGGGAAACTCATTATTATCGTTTTCGAGAATAAGCCCCGCGAGCAGATTCGCTTCGACTTGGCTATCCAGTAGCAAGCGGTCAAGCGTAGTTATATCTCCGTATCGTTTGAAAACATTCCCACTCGCTCTGCTAAAATAGGGGATTGCTTCTAACTCATTAGATTCTATCCCTGATAACTCCAATCTTGACGTAGTATCCGTTGTTTTTCTTGGCAACTGTATTGAGTCTTGCCAGTCTTGTTTTTCGATATCCAACACCACAGGCACGGATGAGCGGTCAGCTTCGGGCGTAAAAATCAAATCTTTTTGCAAGTAGATTGCGCTGTACTTATCGCATTTTGGCGATATAAGGACGGTCTCAAAGAGCATCGCTTTGAGTTGTTCCCACAATGAGCCAACTCCCGTATCAAGCGCACTTGCTTCTTTCTCGCTTTCCGCCGCGTGAACGTCTAAAATCGCTGTGGCTGTTGAGCGATAATGCAAAAGATGGAAAGCGGCTTTTTGCGGAGTAAGGTCTTCAAACTCCACCCATGTTACAGGGTCATTTCTCGAATTTGTAAATCCCGTAGGGAAGGATGGGATTTTGTCTAGCCAATAATTTGCGGTATAAACCTTAAAGCTAACCGTGCTATATTCCGCACTCCAGTTTATCGTTTCGCCGTCAATCCATCCTGTTGCTATGATGTTTTCATTAGCGGCAAGAGCGGCGGGGGGATTGCTCTCCGTATTGCCAAAATAATCACGGGAAAACAAAACGCACATTGCGCCGCTTGGTATTTCTGTCTCTGTAGCATCAGCAAAAACTTCTACGGAGAATTGCCAACCATCACGAGAACCAACACACGAGTTTAGTTTCATTGCGGTTAGTGGAGGATGACTGTCATCAAAGACTTTGACTTTTCTATAGCCTGTTGTCGTCTTGCCATTTGCGGCGGTCACTGTGCAAGAGATTGTATACTGCCCCGCTGTTGTAAATGTAAATGTAGGGGTATCGGATGTTTCACCGGCAACCGTTCCGCCCGAAGTCGCCCAAGAGAAAGAAGAAATTGAACTATCAATAACCCAACTTTCCCCCGCGTTTGGACTAAAGTCTACCGTGCCACCGTCAAGCCAGAGCGGAGTAAATGGCGCACCCAATACAGGTACGGGATTATAATTTTTATGTTCGTCCGTATAAGGCAAGTCATAATCTACATAGATAACGCCGCTTGCTACTCGGATATGTTTTGCCCATATCTCTAAGCTATCCACAACCGATATATAGAGATTGTCTGCAAAATCTATCTCGCTTTCCTCTCCGATGTATAAAACGGTAGACGTGGGTGTCTTGCGAATTCTAGCCTTGCCAATGTCTTGCAATCCCGCCGCGCTTCCAATCCACACGGTCATACCGTTTATAATGTCGGTATATGCCCCTGTGGTTACGGTGTCATAAATCAATTCTGCTACTTGGTCGTGAGTTGCAAAGGATTGGTTTACACGTGCGGCGAAAATTATCTCAGGAATATAAATACCAAGATACAAAAGGCTCTTTTGACCTTCATCTCTTTGCTGTGCTTTTTCAGCAGTGTATAAAGCGCGCGTTGTCACTGTTCAATCATCCTTTGCAATCGGATAGTAAAGTCAAGCGTGCGTGATGAGCGCAAATTATCAGCGTGCGTCCAAACTGCCACCGCCGCAAAATTTGCAAACGTACCATCGTTTTTTCTTGTGCAAATATAGATTGCGGATGATTGTCCTGTTAAGTAGGTTTTCAAAGTTGCCTTCTGCGAAGCGGTTAAAAAATTCCAGTGCCAATCCCCTTCTCCCCAACCCATGCCGCGCGTAGTTCCATCGCCCAAGACTATTTCCGCAGAAAACGGATTAAATGAGGTCTCAGGCTCGGTTATGCCCAAACTTTCCAATGTAACCATATTCAATAGAGTTGTTCCTATTTTTGTTGACATTATATCAACGCTCCTACTAATTCCATGCTAATATCGTTGACAATTGAGCGGCGGTCATCCGCTGATAATCTACTATCAAATCGCCTATTGTCTGTGACTGTTATATTTTTACGCACAGAGTTAACGATGCGCTCTTGAGACAATGCCCCACCTAGCATTTTCTCAAGTGCGAGCGTAGATTGATTAGTCATTATAAATTCTCTTCCTTTTTCGCCTGTTTGAACTATCTCGTTACCAACGTACCCGCCCGAAGCCTTCCCCCTTATTGACATATAATTGGCGGCTCTTTGCGCTTCATTTATAGTTCTCATATCATCCAGCATAGCAATATAGTATTTTCGTTTTAGTTCTCGCTCTTTAGATAATGCACCGTCCAAATCGACAAGTTGGGCGTTTCGCTCTTTTATTAAAGCAATCCGTTCTTCTCTTTGCGCTTTTTGAACAGCGGCTAATTCTTTTTTCTTTTCTAATTCTAAAGATGCAAGTTTTTCTTCGTGCTGTTTTCTTGCTAACTCAACTGCCGCTTTGTGTTGCTCATGTGCGGCTTTTACCTGTAAATTGTAGGCTCGTTTTGCTTGCGCGCTTCTTAGGCTTTCAGCGCGCGCGGCATCTGCTAAGGCTTTACTGGTCTTGTTTTTCGAGTCGGCTATGTCTATTTCTTTTTGGCGTGATTTCTCTGTGAGTTCCTCCTCATAGCGTGCCTTTTCTTTGGATAACCCAAGAGCGTCCCTATCATCCGTAAAATCAAGAACGCTTTGATTATGTGACTTTTCAAGAGCGAGCATTTCTTCTTGATGGTCTCGTTCTATTTGTTCTATTTCTTCCGCGCCGCTTCGGCTTATATTTGCACGCCGTGCGTTATATGCTTCGGACGCTTTGCGCTCGGATTCATTATAACCAGAGGCTAAACTTGACAAGGTTTTGTTCAGGTTGCTTGCGGCTCGCGCAATAGAAGAATCAAGAGCGGCGTTCGCAGTTTCTACCGCCCCATCAAATCTGTCGATAGCGTCAATTCTTTGCTGTGCGTATTTTTGTATAGACGCTGTATTAGCATCGCTATAATCAGACAAAATCAAATCAAACTCTTTATTTGTAAATTCGTTACCTGCTTGCCCAGCTTTGTTTCCCGCGTCCTGAACGGCATCGCCAAGACCAAGAAAGCCCTTTGTAGCGTCCCACATTTTCCCGCTTGTTTCGTCCGAGACTACGCCAAGCTCATTCAGCACAATCATACCCGCCCCCGCATAGCTTGCCAAGCCTTTTCGGTAAGTCTCCCAAACATCCCCCATTTTAGCATCACCTTCTCCGCCCATTGCCTTGTCAATTGCATTGCCAAGAGCCAATCCTATCGCCGCTCCCAGCCCAGCGGCGGCAACTAAAATGAAAGAACTGCCAAGAGCTTTACCAGCCTTTGGCATGATGTCAATTATCTTTTGCGCAACGCCACCTGTTGCAAGCGTGGTGATTTCCGCGTTCTTTGTTGCTATCACGGACGCGGCGAGATTTCCCTCTGCGGCTTTGAGCATCAACTGTCCCGCCGCTAAGTTTTGCGCACCCGCTAAAAGATAAGATGCTTCGGCGTAAAGTCGAATCCCCTTTGAGACTGCCACGCCAACCGCGCCAAGCGTAGCAAGAGCGACACCTGTATTGAGAGCGGCTTTCACCACATCGGGATTATCTTCTACAAAATCGGCGGTCTTTTCTGTCAGCTCCGCCGCTTTCTCCATAAGTGGAAGAACAGCACGCGTTGAAATTTTACCTATTCTAAGGAATGAGTTTTCTATTCTTTCATTTGAATCCGTCCACTGTGTGACGAGTATATCGTTCTCATCCCCCATTTCTCGCATTGCATCAATATATTTATTCGCAGATAAGATAATGGGCGCAAGCATCGCCGCACCAGCCAGCGCAATCGTGCTAGACACGCCCTCCAGCTTTGACGCGTCCGAAGATATTTTCTCCATCCGCGCCTGTGTTTCTTCTAATCTTTTATTGGCTTTGTCTATAGCACGAGATACCCCAATCGACCACGCTTTTTCAACTTTCTTTATTTCGTCTTCTATCCCCTCTATTTCTTTTGAATCCACATTAGCAATGAGATTGATTTTTATTGCGTCTTTACTCATCTTCACGCTCTCTTTTTTGTTGCTCTATTTTGCTCAATAGTCCGTCTAGAGTGAGCATGACTTCGAGCGGTCTTAATGGCTCGTTCAATAATTGGCTAGGCAAGAAGCGTTTACCCGTTGCTCTCCAAAACATCCATAAAGTGTAAAATTCGTCTATATCGTTTTCGGATATGTCTATCATAGAGGGCAAGTCAGAACTGCCCGCGCTATCTGCAATTCTGCCTAGCCCTCTATATAATTCATCTGTTAATTCTTGTCTTTTTTTTTCTCCGTTCCTGTTAGCTTTTTAGGCTCGGATTGCTCGCGCGGGTTTACTTTTAGGAACGCTTCATACCATGCGTTCAAATCTTCATGGTACATATTGAGCATGTCAGAAACTTCGGGCAAATTCTCACCCGTTGCACATGATAGCAATGGAGCGCAAACTGCAATCGCCATAATCAAATCTTCTTTCCCTACCATCTCGCTCAAGGAGAACCCACTTTCATTTGGAATCTCGAACGACTTGACCATCTCGCGTTCCTTCCACTTTCTGCCAGCGGTCATGAGCTCGATTTTTATTTCTCTGCTATCAGTCGGAGACAAGATAACGGTATATTTCATAAGATTAACTCTCGTAGATTATAGCGATTTTTGCGCCGTCAGCAGGGGCAGTCGACCAAGTAACGCCAGTTACAGTTTCGGTTGTGCCTGTGGTAACTTCTGTTCCGTCAACAAAAACAGATATTTTGTCAGTTGATAAAGCGGGCAAATCGGTATCAAAAAGGAATTCGACAACCGTCCCGTCACCGATAGCAAAGCACATTTGAGTCTTGCCAATGGATTGATTTTGAGAAAAAGATGACTTTGTTGCGCCATCGTCTGTTAGCGTCAAAAGTTCACCCCACACGCTTTTGGTTACAGGAGACATCACAATATCAAAAGTTGTCTCGCTTCCAGTGTCGTTAAATGAAGACGGAGAAGGGATAGCGGTACAGGATGGAATTATATATTGATTCCAGTTTCTAGCACCTGTGGACTTGGCAGTAAACTGTTGCGCCAAGAAAAGAGCAACTTTCGGCTCATCGCCCTGCTTGTCGGTATACCATTGCATCCATTTTCCTTCACCGACTGTGCGCTCTTCAACGCCCGTAAGCATGGAAAATACTGCAAGATTTTGATTGCCTACCACCAAAGAACCCGTAACACCTTCTTTTGGTGGGAGCGAATCGGACGCTTGAACAATGTCATTGTCCATGTGGTGTATAACATCACGAGACGGTATATTGATGTCAAAATTTCTCCCACCGCCAACGTCTGTACCATAATCAAGCGCGGTACCTGAAACATCGGGAAAACCAGTATCGTCAGTTTCCCAAACAATAGCGCGGCGAACGCCTAATCCATAGCCTTGTCCTATTGCAGTTGTCATTTTATACCTCCGCTCTTAGAGCGAGTTCGTCTTTTAGTTTTGGATTTAGGCAGATTTTCGATATATACAATTTGCCCTTTCCATTTGTTTTTAACGCCACCTGTAAAGCATTGGCAGATTGCTACCAGTTTTCCATCTTTCTCAATTAGGGGTAGGGGGTTGCCGTGCATCGGGCATTGTATTGTTTTAGTTTCCATATTCGCCCTCCGTTAGGGGGATTAGTTGAGTAATCTGTAAATCAATTTGTTGGGTCATAAAAGCGGGGGGAGTGTTCGGCATATCATTTATTTTAATATACCCTATGCCACCACCTGCGCTAAATACTACATTTTGCACCCACGCGACATTCCCAAGCGTAGGATTAGAAATTAGAAGATTAAAAATATCACTACGAAAAGCCCTGAATAATGCGCTTGTTTCTTTCTCGTTTTTGTAACGCAAATTTATATACAACTCTACGCCCCAAGTAACTGACTGCATATCGTTATCGGCATTTTCAAATTCGCCAAAAGTTGATGGTCTCACTATAGCAAGGTATTCAGCCCCGCGAGAGAGAACATTATCATCACCCTGCGACACCTGCCAATCATTGGCAAATATCGTCAAAGTTCTCAATAGTTCAATAAGGGCTTTTTCTGCGAGACTATAATAATCAGTCATGTTATTCTACGAATTTAGATTCTAGCCTAAACCATTTCTTGACGCTTTCGTTTATCTTCTCGAAACGCAAGTCTATCAGCTTTCTAAAAGACTTCCAGCGTCCCGCGTGCATCCACGCTTGTTTATATCCTAGCGCATTGCCTACCACATAGCCAGCGTAGTTTACGCCGCGTTGCTCTGCATAGTTGGTTATCTGTGTATATTTTGGTTTTCTTTGTACGTGCCATGCTCGCATAAATGTAAAGGTGCGAACGTATTTCTGATTAGGGCGTTTTGGCGGATAATCCTTCATCACGCTTGCCACATCTCCGAACGCTTCTTCGGCGGCTTTCAAAGCGGCTATTTTGAAGTCTTGTTCAAGTTCGTCTATATCACTCATATTGATTTCGCTCAAAGAGCGGGTCGATCGCGTCGTCATTTGTTGCAATTTGACCTAGCAAAGAATTTCCACGCGGTGCGCCGATTTCTTCCAATCCTGACGCGCTATCTTCTACCCAATCTTTTATATCTCTGCGAATTTGAGCCAGCATCGACAAATTAGATTTCATGGAACTTTCGGAGAAGAACCGCCCTGTACTATTGGCGGCGGCTACCATATCTTTGACGGTTTCAGATACCAGCGACACACAAGCTAATTTAGCATCAGCTTGAGTTATCGGTACAGCGAAACTTTCGCCCGCAAGAGCCACATTCAGAATCCCGCTTATTTGGTCAATAAACGCTTCTACCTGTAGCTCAGTTGGTCTGGTCGTTGTCTTGAAAACGCCGTTATCTGTGAATGTTTGTGATAACGCGGCAACGTCCGATGCTGTACCGTATGAATTTGCCAATACTGCCATAAGATTTTGGCGGGTAAGGTTGCCCCTACCCGCCTATTGAATTATTTGCCTTGAATGGCTAAATAGGGACTGCCATAAAAAAGATTGTAGCGTGCGCGATATTTGAAATAATATCGCCCACCGTCAGGGGCTTTAGGGTCAAACCAAGCATCTTGAAGTTTTGGGGGTTGGCGCATTGCCAGAATGAGAGGCTTGGCTGTGCGAGAAACATCAAGAACTTTCCAATCACCAGCGGCAATTTTATGGCTTAGTAAATAAGACACGATGCCAGCATAAGGATTAACTTCGTCCGTAGTGCCTGCGACCATAGGGTTGTTAGCAATTTGAGCTAAAGTGCGCTCTTGTGCAGGGTTGCCGATAATCAGTGAGTGAGAGTAACCAAAAGGTTCACCCACTTCGTTCAAAAACGATGCACCCGCAACGCGTACAGTTTCAAAATTATCGAGAGATAGTGCAAGTGCAAATTTATTATCTTGCCCTGTCTGGTATTTTGCGCCAGCGGTTACGTGGGCATCGTTGAAGAAACTCAAGCCATCATAGCACGCACCATACGTAGCTGTGCTTTCACCTTTATCAAGAGCATCAAATGCCATATTCGAGATATGGAGGTTGAAGTTCTCTGCGGCATCTTTTGCTTTTGCTTCAATTTCTCCTGTTTGGTCATCGTCAATTGCATTTTGAGACACCCATCGGGTTGCGCTCCAATCTTTCACGCTCAAATCGAGAGACTTTTCCACAAAGTCTTTTGCGGCAGGTTGTCCAGTATCTTCTACGGGCATAGAACCTGCGCCCAAGTCGGTCAAGACTTGCAAGGCAGATTTCATGGGTATTTCTTGCACAAACTTTTTATAAGCGGCGGCATCGCTATCACCAACGGCAGAAAGAAAACCAGTGCGTGCGCCTACAATTAGATGTTTAGGGATATTGGTTGCTATCATAATTCATTTCTCCTATGATACGGTATCAATCACGAATGGGGCATTGATTTTGACGTATGCCATGCCATCTTTGACTAGATACAAATTTCCGATTTCTGGGTAAGCCCCTGCGGTTGCGGTGAGGGTTGCGGTGTCGCTCATAAATACCGCTTTGCCCATATCTGCATTGCTAAAAACCGCGCTCTTGAACCCGACAATAGTTCCGTCTGTGTAGAGTTCAACGCGAGTTGTTTCAGCATCGCCAGCGTCTGCTTCAACCTCACCAGCGGCAATGCCTACAAAAACATCGCCAACAGCAACGGTTACGCCAGCGGCGGTACGAACGTGCAAAGTGTCTACGCTCTGGTCAATAATCACGGGGCAACCCTTATAAATTGTTTGCGCCGCGCTTGTGTCCATTAGCAACTGTTCTGATTTTGCATCAGGAACAACTTCGAGATAAGCATCGTTTGTTAAATCAGCCATTTTATTTCTCCTCGACTGTGAATTCAGTCAGGTTGTAATCGGACTGCGCGCCAAGTTCAGCGGCGTTGATTGCGAAAAACTCTTTGATAGAGTTCCCTTCGCCAATCCAATCGTTGAGAGTGCCTGCTAATTCAGCGGGAAATTCTGCTTTGCCTTGTAATGTCTTAGCGTGTCCTTGTTCTGAAAAATCAAGCGTTCCCGCCGCTAAAACTTCGGAGAGAATGGCTTGCGCTTCTTCTACGAGTTCAGGCGGCAATTTTCCAAGAAATTCAGCAACGCGAGAAGTTTCAAGTGGCAAGGCTTTTTCTTCTCCGTTGGTGACTTCTTCGGCAAATTCCAAAATGCCAGCGTTGCGTTTCGCATCGGCTAATTGAGTGGCTACCATTTTATCGGCTAATTCAGTAGCGCGGCTCTCTGCCTTTGCATTCACAAGAGCGGCAAGTTCGGCTTTGCCTTCGTCTGTTTGTGCATATTCGTTCAAATCCATATCGTTTCCTTTTTCTATGGCTTCATCATTAGCAGAAAGCCCGCTAATGGCATCAATAAGTTTTTGGGCGAATTCTTTGATAAATCCTTCGCTCGGCTCAATATCTAAACTGTGTAATTCTTGAGATAGCTCAACGGGACGCAATGCAATCTTGCCATTTGAAAATCTCGAAGCGGGATAATTCGTAAGCGAGCCACCCAAGATAACTTTGTTTTTCAGGTCAATTGAAGCGGAAAAAAAGCGGCGGATATTATCGCCTATGAGTTGTTTCCCTCTTTCTGTCCAGTTAGGAATAAAGCGAATCTTATCGCCTTCCAGTTCGACTTTGACAATCCAGCCCGCCCCGCCTTTATGGTCATGCCCTTCCTCATCAATAGGAAAACCCACAACCTCGCCGCTTTCTGTTGCAGTGCTTTGTATTGCCGCGTTGGTGTTTTCCACGATAGTAGCTAAGTCTTTCGGGAAAATTTCTGCTTTACTTCCACTCATCGCCGTAAAACTTCCAGCGATTAAGCCGTCAAAAGGTTTTCCAAGTTCCGTTATTTTTGAAAATAAAAAATCTTCCATAGGTTTCTCCAATAAAAAAGGGCGTTCCGATTTCTCAGAACGCCCAAGTGGTTTTAGTAACGTTTTTATTATGAGCAAGGCTTGCGCCAGCTTTATGTAGTTTTATTCTACCACATTATTCTAACTCTTTACAAATTATTTTCCCTTCTCCGCTATGCCTTGCTATCAGTTGCCAATTATCGGTATAAATCTCTAAATGCAAAACATTATCAACGCGGCGCAAAGATAAAATATGCACCGTGTCTTTTGGCAGTCTATCCACTATGCGCCCCAATGATACCGCTCGGCTTGACAAATCAGTTATCGGCTTCGGGTTATCTGTCATGAGAACGTAACGCGGTTGCCATCATCGTCTTCGAGATAGTGTTGACAATTCCAACCACCACACTCAAATTTATCATTGCCATTTCTAGCGGGAATTAAGTCTTTGCTAACCCACCAAGACGCGCGGGCGCGTCTGCCTTTTAGCGTTTGACACGTTCGGCAACTTTCTTTACCGTCAAGACCTGCAAATGTTAAAAATCTATCAGGCTCTGCTCTTAATAGTGCCTCGTTGCGCATTGACTGCAATGTAGTTACCCACATCCCAACCCTCTCAGTATCTGTACCGTTCTTAATCGCTTCTATTAGGTTGTCTATCCGTGCGACTTCGGCGAGTTGCGCGGCTCGCATCCACGCCATTGTATCGGACGTAGGCGCGCCAGCCCCCGCGCTTGCGTAGGCGTTGCGAATGGCGAGAAGAAAAGCCACGACTATAGCGGCTTCCATTGCTTTTTTGAATTGCTCGTTATCGCCGTCCTCTTTGTATTCTGCGATTGCATCTTTTATATCTTGCTCATAATCCGCTCGTATGCTATCAAAGTCTCCAGCATCGGCGAACTCTGATAACTGCGGTGTATCGAACGTGTTTACAATTTTGCCATCCTTCGGTAGGGACGTTGGCAAGAACCCGCTCTTTTCACGGATAGCAATAAAATCATCTTCGCCAAGCGGGACGGTAGACGATATTCCAGAAACAAAATTGGATAAATCAGCAAGGGATAAAGTTTTTTCTATCGGCTCAAATTCGAGACGGGGTAAGCGGGTCATGTTCGGGAAAGCGTTTTTGTTTACAGGGAAAGCAAAGAGACGTTTTATCAATTGCGAGTTTATCTGGTCGGCAAATCCGTCTAGCATACCATTCCAGCCCTGTATGTACATGGACGAACTATCTGACATCGCGGAGTACGAACCGCTCCCACTCGTAGCCGATAGTGCCACCCACTGCATATTATAAATAGTGAGTTTCAAAATCCCGTAGTATTTTATAGCCTCGAGAATTGACGGAGCAACGGAGAAAGAAACGTCTACCATGCTACCTGTCACATTCTTGGGAAACGCGGCATAATTCCCCTGCTTCGCTGTTGCTATATTTTTTGCGGCTTGTTTTATCGCTATCTTGCTTTCATCCGTTATAGGATTTTCTTCTACGTCTACATTTAGATAACCAGCGGCATGTTCAAAGCCAATTCCCTGTATAACCTCAAGCCCGTATTTTATACGCTCCAATCGGTAGACGGCTTCGAGCGGCGATAACCCCTCAGGATTATCATTATCACCAAAAGTGATATGCAACAAATCAGAGAAAGGCAGAAAAGTTTCTTTCGCATTCGCTGTGCGCTGTATCCATCCCGTGTAATTCCCCTCCCCATTTTCTTTCCATTTTAGAAAACTAGACTGGTCTCGCCATGCTAATTTACGCAAGCCAATCAAACCATCATTGTATTGAGACGACCAACCGCCAACCGACCAGCCTTTTAATCTACGCCCCCAAATAGTATTCCAACTCGCCCACCCCATAAACGGGGCTTGTGTTACGAGTTTCTCGATAAACGAATAAAACCCACCGTCAATATCGGTAAGCACGCTTTCCGCAAATTCAGCGGCTTTTTTGTCATCTTCGGTTGGATTATCGGGCATATCCCAGTCTATAGCAACGCCGCGCCCAAGATACGAAAAGCCGTTACGAACCATTGTTATCTCAGGGTCACTTCGTCTAATGCGATTATAGAGCGGATAAACGCCAGCCCAATACAAACTAGCAGTATATGCTTCTTCAATAAAACCTTGATACCCCTGCAAACCCGTTGACCCTAAACTAAGCATGTTTTCAAATTCATCGCTCATTTTTAGCTCCATCTGTTTTCATAATCTTCAACCGTACCAAGCCCGCTAAGGTCTTGGGGCGTATTCTGTTTAGCCTGCAAAGCTATCATTACTGCATCCCCTATATCGGGGCTTCGCCCAATACGTTTTTTTATCTGTGCTTTTTCTTCGATAATTACACCCGCAGAACTCACAGAATAACGCGCCGCGCATAAGTCAGCTATTATCTCGTTCCCAGGGGGCAAGCAAATATCGTCACCGTTTACGGGGTCAAGAGCATCACGCAATCGCCAATGATACTCAGCACGCATGTTTCGCATTTTTGATAACGTCAATACCAATTGGTGCTTTTGTGTCACCCAGAGATTGACGTATCAATTCGGCGGCAATAGCCCCATCTTTTACCACCGCGCCGCTGTACTTTTCTACTTCGTCAAACCAGTTATCATACAGTTTCGCTATCCCCATATTATCTTTCCCCCCCCTGTTTGGGTCAACCCCCGCCGATGTTAAGGGAGTATCTGGTTTCTCTCTTTCAAGCCATCTTTGTTGCGCTAGTTTCGCCCACGCCGTTGGTATGACCTGAAAAGCATCGACCTCTATATTTGCTGAAAAATCACCGTGTAGCATCTGCGAACGCAATGGCTCTGGTAACGATTGCAACACAGAACGATAGGTATTGTCACGGGAAAGAAAAGTGTTGTCGTCTAATGTTGCCCTGATAAACGTCCTTGAGCGGGGCTGTATTTCTTCTCCATCATGTACGATTATATCGCCCGTTTTATATTCTTGTTCTTCCCCGTCTATCGTTGCGTACCAGCGCAATTCCCCATCTTCGGCGGGGTCGGGATAGTCATGGTCAAGCCAAGCCGCCCACCGTCCAACAACCCAACGCCCCTCTTGAGTTGTTGGCGGGTTGCCCGTTACTATAACTCTCTCTCTCTGCCCCTCTACGGTCGTTCTCGTCCAGCCGCAAATAAACACATACTGACTTTCTGAAAATTCAGTGATTTCATCAAACGCTTTCAAATCGTTAGGGTGTCCTTGCCAATCTGTTTTATCGTCTTCGTATTGCACTGCCCCGAACTCGAAAGTTTTACCGCTTTCCCATGTCCAAGTTTTATCTGATTTATTTTCTTTCGCCGCTTTACCTATAATCTCGCGCGTCCTTTTCATCAGAGATTTCAGATTTTTATAAGTTCACTTTTCCCCCCGCCCGCTTCTCCCCCATAAAACAACTCATCCGCTCTTGATAAAAAAGCCTTCCACTGCGGCACGCTTTGTGGTGTCCATAAAGCCGTCCCGTTTTTAACGCGGTCAAGATACGCCTTTTCGCTTAGTGTCAAGCCGTCAAGATACTCTGCAAAATCCATTATTTTTGGACTATATCTTTCAGCGCATCCGCAAGGCTTGCCATGCTTCTGCTTAAATCTTCGGGAG